GGGTTTAGGCTGGGGGGAGCCAATGCTCGTGTTAACGCCATTTTAACTGATGGCACCATGGCGGCTGCTGCTGATACCAATATTTATACAGGGCTTGCTATCAAGACTTATATAGACAGTCTTGCTGCTGAAATTGTGCAATATACCATATCACAAGTCTCTGCTCCATCAGATGTTAATACAACCACAACTTTAGCGAACAGTAGCTTAACAGGCGGAATAACTCCCACAGATGATGCAAATATCATTTTAGGATTCGCTTGTTTTCAAGCTAATGCAACAAATCCGTCGGGTAACAATATTACAAATTTTTATATTGTAGCTGATGTATATCGCTCAACAGGGACGCCAGGTTCTATAACGGGTGTATTTCAAGGAGGTCTTACGCTGATAGCACCATCTACTTCAACCACTGCAAGTAGCCGAAACAATTTTAATCTAATTTTTCAAGAAGTTGCTGGAGATACAAATTTACACACTTACGTCGTAAGATTTGCTAATGGCAGCGCAAGTGGAAGAGCAACATTTCAGCCGACTGGAATAGCAACTTTATTTATTCTGGAGTTAAAAGTATGAAAATTTCAGATGTTTTGTCCTATATGCAGTTAGGATATGTTCTTCGTGGTGATAGCGATTACACACCTGAAATTGATATTACAGCACTTGATATTGAATACATAAATGGGGGTTCTCCAACTAATGAGCAGTTTCATGTGGCTGCTTCTTCTGCATTAAAACAAATTATAATTAGAGAATATTCACGTGCTTTGCAAAATCATATCGATATGACTGCGAGAGATAAGAGCTATGAAAATGGGTGGGCTTGCTCATCATATATGGCAAGCACTAATCAAGTATGGCAAGTTGAGGCGCAGGCGTTTATCGCATGGCGCGATCTTGTGTGGCAATATGCAATTGATATTTACGATCAGGTTGAAGCTGGTGTAATTGAGCCGCCAACGCTTGAAAATTTTATCGAAAATTCTCCATTAATGGTTTGGCCTTCTTGATTATATGAGAAAAACTATGAGCGAAATTGGTTATATCAATACAATTGCCGCAAATGAAGTTGCTTTGTATAAGGTGGATTCATCTTCGTTGCTAAGAACTTCCTTGCCAGTTTATACAGGAGCAAATCAAAAATGGTTTCCTGTTCTGCGTGTTCGTTTAGATAATCTTAAAACCACTGAAATATTGGATGTGATGGGTTCTGTAGAAATTACCAACGACACAGGGCATAGTGTAAATTGCGTGGCGCGCTTAGTAGTAAATTCAAATTATGATGATGAGCCAGGTCAAAATGGAGCGTTTTATATAGGTGCAGGAGGAGGCGGCAATACTTCTCCTGATAGGCATCATGAGTTATTGCTTCGTCCGGCGACATGGATTCCCGATCAAAACTATGGCAAAAGAAATATAACGTTGATGGTTCGTGCGGTAAGTTCGGCGGCCAAGCCAGGAGATGTTGTAACATTAGCCAGCGCACAATCTGAATTAGTTGTAAAAAGATGGGGTTATAATGGATCAAATTGATTTAATTAAAAAAAAGCTATTATTATTAGAAGGTCATCGGGGAAACGCTCACCAAGCATTTCATGAGGCAAGTGGCGCAATTGCCGTATTAAATGAATTGCTTTTGGCCTTAGAAAAAGAGAAAGAAGACCAACTAAAAAGGAAATATGAAGATGGCCGCTCAGAAAAATAAAAAGTGGATACAATCAGCTATTCAGAAACCGGGAGCATTGCGCCGCGTTGCTAAGAAGCATGGAGCAATTGACAAAGATGGTGACATTGAAAAGAGTTTTATAGACAAGGCTGCGAAAGGAAAATATGGCAAGAAAACAGAAAAGCGCGCCGAGCTTGCGAAAACCTTATCCAAGCTAAGGACTAAAAAATGAAGATGCGCGACATTCATGACAAGGTTGTTAGGCATTTAAAAAAAGACAATAAAGAGTGCCGAACAGAAACAAAAGAGCACAATAAATTAATAAAAAAACTCGACATTTCCACCAAAAAAAGGAAATAACATGGCCGACCGCAAAGAGTCTTATTCCAAGAAGTCTTTTACAGACTATAATCGAGACATAAATCGCGCTAAAATGGCACGTGATTCTCAAAAGAATGACACCAATCCAATGATTGAGAAAGAGGGGTTTCTCGGTATGGATGACTTAGACAAGATTCGACGTCGAAAACTAAAATAAAAGGAGACTCCTATGGCTGTTTTAGCTATTTCTTACGATTGGGGTGTTGAACCCACCATTATTCGAATGACCACCGATGATACTGCCGCCGAAATGACCACCACCGGTTATTGGACGTCTGAAGACGTTACTACTTCTATTGAAGCCCTTAACAATGGCTCTTTTGATGCGCCAGAAGGCAGTGTGTTTTTAATTAATTACAGCGATGGCGAGGGATTTTTTACTCTTGATACCGCTACCAATGCATTTGTTGCCGAAACAGACCCTGGTTCTTTGTCCGAGACTCTGCAGGACGGAGATATATTCGTGGGTAATGCCGCGAACGTGGCTACAGGCGTAACTCCTTCTGGCGACATTACATTAACCAACACAGGGGTGTTTGGCATTGCCGCTGGCGCTATCGTGAATGCCGACGTTAATGCGGCAGCTGCTATTGCGTACAGCAAATTAGCCGCCCTTCCTAGTGCGCAAATCCTTGTTGGCTCTGCTGGCAACGTAGCAACTGCCGTAGCCATGAGCGGGGATGTGGCCATCAGCAATACGGGCGCGACTACCATTCAAGCAGGGGCGGTTGAGTTGGGAATGTTAGCCACCGGGATTTCTCCTGCTTATGTGGTTAAGTTTGCCGGTCAGCCCACAACGGTAGGTGGTGCAGCTTCCGAAGCATTTGCTGTTGCTGGGGCATTAGCTACCGACTTGGCCTTTGTGCAAATGGTAGATGATGGCACGAACAACGTTACAATCGTGGATGCGGTGGTCACTAACGATACATTGACCGTTACTTTTAGCGGTAACCCAGGCAATGATTGCGTGTTTAACTACCAATTGTTAAGAGCTGCTGTTTAAGCTATATTAGAGCGATGATAAGGACGTTTGCATACATCATCGCTCTTTTATTTATTTCTGCGTGTCAAAGTAATCCACGCTTTGACGTGCAATTTATATCATCCGCATGCATTCGTCCTTATTATGGCTATCATTACTTAACGTGCCATCCTCTCGAAGTATGGATAAATGATCGCCTATTAATTATTCCCGATGAATTCGAAACTGATTTAGCAACTATCCCTAGAGTTGCGTGGCCGATTATTTCTCCTATGCATTCGAGTTTAATTAGACCAGCAATTCTTCATGATTGGCTATATAAAAACGACGAGGGCTATTCCCGATTGGAGTCTGATTTGATTTTTTATGGCGCGTTACGAGACGAACATATAAGTAGATTGCAAGCCGATATTATTTATTATTCTGTGCGTACAACAGGATGGTTATTTTATAAAGGTGCGGTTATATCATGATGAGTTTACGAGACTGGATAATTGCTCATGAAAAATTAAAGCTTAAGCCTTATTTAGATACGGTTGGGAAGTTGACTATAGGTGTTGGGCGTAATTTAGATGATAACGGCATATCGGTAGAGGAATCTTATTTTCTATTAGATAACGATATCGCGCGGTGCAAAAGAGAATTAGAAATATACCCATGGTATATGAGGCTCGACCCCAATAGAAAGGATGCCATACTAAATATGTGTTTTAATCTTGGAATAAGTCGTTTACTGGGGTTTAAGAAAATGATTAAAGCATTGGAGCGTCACGATTATACGCGTGCCGCTATTGAGGCGCTAGACAGCAAATGGGCCTCTCAAGTAAAGGGACGCGCTATTGATGTTGCCACCGTATTACGTGAGGGTAAATGACTCCAGAACAAATAGAACAATGTAAATTAATGGATTGGATTAGGAGTCGCCCTGACCTTGAGCCTTATGTGTTTCATATTGGCAATGAACGAAAAACGAGCGTCCAGCAAGGGCGTTTGCTAAAGCGTATGGGGGTGCGTTCGGGCGTAAGCGATTTATTTATTGGCATTCCTCAAGGCAATATGCACGGCATGTTTTTGGAGCTAAAAGTAGGAAAGAACAAACCTACCGATTCTCAAGAAAAATTCATGATGGATTTTGCGCAGCAGGGGTATCATTGTGTATGGTCTGTTGGATTTGAGGCGGCAAAAAAGGCGATTCTTGATTATCTGCAAATTCCTTTTTCCAAATAGACCATTTTAGATTGTCGTATCTAAGTATTATGGTGGTTGGCGTACGGATATATTGAAGCATCGCCTTTAAGTACACATTGTTTTGCAAATGTGGATACCAGAAAGAGGGATTTGGCACGCTATCTTTGACGAATTTCCCATAAAATAAGTTTTTGGCCTTATCGGACGCCTGTGGCGAATAACTTTCGGTAATCCATAAAGATTTTCCCTCATACGCATAATTATACGACGCCGATAAACGCACCCTGTCATCATAATGCTGAAGCCAGTATTTAGCCTGTATTACCGTTACCGTTTCTGTTTGCGATTTAAAAGGCGCGTCGGTTAAATTGCGGTTAGGGTCTAAAAGCTCCGCTTCACAATATCGGCAATAACGCGCGGCAATATCGTTTTTAGCGTCACACTTAGTGCAATTTTTCCATTCAAAATAAAATTCACATCGTTTGTTATTAACTATTCCTACGCATCGTCGTGCATATGCGGAATTCAATGTTTCGCATTCTGGGCATGGGAAAATTAAATCTTTTTCATCGGAATAAATTTGTTTAATAGCGTCTAGAATAATAGGATCGTCCCAGTCTTTATGTCTCTCAAGATTGCCTGCGCAATCTAAGATAAGAGCCGATTCTTTTCCTGGATAAAGACGTAACGCGCGCCCTATCATTTGAACAGCAAGCACTAATGATTCGGTAGGACGCAAAAAAAGTAGCGTATCATAGCCCGGAACATCAATACCAACAGTTAACACCTGTACATTAATCAAGTATTTTATTTCGCCTTTTCTGGCTCTGTCCAGAATAACCAAGCGGTCTTTTTGAGGTGTTTCTGCAGTTATTACAGCACTTTGTTCGGCAGGTAATGCATTAAGAGCTTCATAACAATGCGCCTTGGTACAGCAAAATATGAAGCATCCAAAGCGATTTTGAGAGGCCATTATATGCTGCAAATGCAATAGGATTTTTCCAGTTAATCGGTGATTATTATGAACGGTTTCTTCCAGTTGCTTGACATCAAATTTTCCCATGCTGTTTAAGCGAACCTGCGAGAAATCAATCTCGTGTTTTTTATTTACCTCAAATATAGGCTTAACCAAGTAATTATTTTCGATAAGCCATGCGGTTGTAATATTACCCACCTGTTTTTTGAATAAACACTTTTCCCCAACAATCGATTCGCCTTTATATCGGAAACATGTTCCTGTAGCTCCTAACACACGCATAGAAGGGTTTGTTTCTTTATAATGGCGCAAAATACGCATGAAGGTGGTGCGATGATTTTGATAGTCAATCGCGTGCGCTTCATCAACCAAGATGATATGAAATCTTAAATCACCTATTTTTCGTTGCCGTTTAATGCCGTTGAGAACTGATTGAGGCGTTCCAAATATAACGCATTGAGAAGTATCTTTAATATTTAAGGCGTTACAATAAAGCGACGGGTTTCCACCTTGTTGGCGATAGGTTTCGGCGTTATTTCGTACCAGTTCTGCGTTATTGACAATACATAAAGCGCGCTTATGGCTATGTTCGAATTTCAAAAGCAACTCGGAAAGCATCAAGCTTTTTCCCGCGCCTACTGAGGCATACAATAATACCGGTTCATCATTGGTTTTTAGTGCTTCCCAGCATTCTTGCAATGCTTTTTGTTGGTAGGGGCGCAGGTGTTTCACGGTTTGTATTCTTGGTGATTGTCGTCACTGTGACATTTGTCTTTGAAGGCACACATTCTGCATGTCCAAAACAACGGGGATTTGTTTATTTTTGGAGGAGGTATAGTTGCGTCATGAATGGCTTTAGCTTTGATGCGTAACTGCTCGAAATAAAGATGGTCGAATTCCACGTATTCATCATGAAATTGCCCTGTGTTTTTATTTAGGCATAATAAGAAACCGCTATCCATATTCAAAAATCCCAAATAACATTGAACTTGGGCATAATATTGCTCATTCCATTTGCGTAAACCATGTTTTACCAATTGCTGAAATGATGCATGATTGGCCGTTTTTATTTCCAATACATATAACTTGTTTTCTAATCGGATAATTGCGTCTGGATGTCCAAAAAAATAAGGTAATTCTTTATCTTTAGCATCCTTTATAGGTACTTGAACAGAAATAATCCCCGAAATCAATTGCAAAACATAATTTTCTAAATATTTTCCGATGGATAAAATGCGATTGGTACGCGCGTCACGGGGTTTTTTATGCTCCCCGTGATAGTTAAACCAAATATTTCGCCAGCATGGGTTCCCAATTTCGCTAGACCCTATATAATTTCTTTTAGGCTCACAAGCTTGCCTTGTTTCTTCTAATAGCTTGGTTAATGTTCCGGTTACCATGGAATGTCATCCTCAACAACATCAGTTTGCACTTTAGGATTTCTGCTAAATGCGCTTTCAACCGCACTTGGGGTAGATGTAACAACCATTTTTACCCCTGTCTCGCATTTAAAGCTTTGAGATGGATGGACTTCAGATACCCAGTTTCCGCATTTACCATCGTTTTCCCATTCTTGGACCTTAATGCCTGCATGTTTTCCTATGAATACTTTCATAAAGTCATCTGAAGGAGGCTCGCTACTGGATGGCTGTACCTTGAACATTTTATAAATAAGCATAAGCATATTAAGAGCTTTATGACGTTTGTTGCTATTTTCATCAAATACCTTTAATTTATGAAATACATGTCGACCTTTGAACTCCCCATCAACTAATTCCCAATCAATTTCAATGCGCTTTTCCCCGTTATGTTCTACATTATACATTCGAACAATTTTGGCAATCGCTTTCGTGCCGTCGGGAATAACACTAAAAGATTGAGTAAATGCATCTTCCGGATTCCCCGTTAATTGCCCTAAGTCGCTACTCCAAAAATTCATAATTTTTCCTCGGTGGTTTGTAGTGAAGTATTTAATAAATGTTTATAAGCAAAATTCTCACTTGATGCCCATGTAGATTCATCTTTTGGGTTGTAATGCCATAATATGGGTGCGCGCGGAAGTCCGCACTCGTTCATGTATTGAGATTGAGAGGATATTATAATCTCTTGCTTATGGAGCAATTGTTGTCGCTCGCCATCCTTAAAAACATATTCTCCATTATTTGCTTTTTTTAAAAGTTCGCCGATTTGACGAACTTTTCTGTATTTTTTAATCCAAATATTTATATCAAACTCCATCCTTATGTTCCTCCTCGTAATAAGACTCGACTGCGTGTTTGACCTCATTTAAGTCATTAGGTATAAGAAGCTCTTGAAACATATCAATGGGACTTTTAGCGAGCCGGTCACCATCGAATTGCGTTTGAAACCTGTATTGACCATCCATAACCCTAGAATGCAATATCGTAGTGAACATTCCTTCAATTGTTATTTTTTCATCCAATAATTTCCCAATTGTTTTGCAGCGTGCTACTCCATGGATATCGGTATCGCTATGACATAGTACAAAACACGTTAAGTCAGAGCGTGTATTAAGAAGCGAATTAATAACCAACCAGAAGTGCTGGGCAATCTCGGAGAAGCGGTCGTATCCTTTTTCTAAGGCTCGCCGCATAAATTCATTGGCCATCAAATACTGAATATCATCTATAACCAACGTTGTAATATCTTTGCGTTCTTTGTTAACAAACTCGATTGCTTTTAAGATGTTATTCCATTGGTCGCTTATATAATAATTACCTTCTTTATCTTTATTAGAAGTTAATAATTTATAACCAGCTCTAGCAGAACGAAATGGTAGCGGCTTATCAAGAACGCTAATAATAAAAGTAGACTTAGGATCAAGAGTACGGATACTGGTGGATTTACCAGTGCCGCTTTGACCTATAATTAGAACAACGTTAGACATTACGACCTCGCTTTAATAGTAACGGATGGTTTAGAGGGTTTTTTTTCTATGAGCAGCGATAAAGCATCTCTAACACTTAACGGAGCCTGCATCATATATTGGTCGCATAATTTTTTGTCTACGGTGTAAGAAACAGAAGACTTAACAGGATTAAATTCAGCAGGCAGATACACGTCACCGGATTCATAAGCCTTTTTATCCAAGGAATAAATAAAGGGAGTTTTACATTCTATTTTCCATGTTTCATATTCATACGACTTTTGCCCTTCATGATTATGTCCTAATTCATCTATAATAAGCGATGTTAGTTCTTCTTTGCGCTTGGTAAGCTTGGCCAGCTTTTTATTAAGCGTTTCCATTTCTAAAATATATTCATTCAACATAATTACCTCTTTACTTTGATTAGTCTACGCCGGTAATGACGTAAGATTATTTTAGTAAATCTATTTACTATTTGTCAATAGAATGTTTATAATAATTTACGGAGAATATTATGACGCTAGAAGATTTAAAAAGTTATTTTATCAACGGCAATCAATTTGAGGCGAAAACAGGCTTGTCCCATGTGAATTGGCACAACTGGTTTAAAAAGAAAGGATATATTCCTATCGGTTCTCAAAGACGCATTGAAAAAATAACTCAAGGAGCTTTAAAGGCATCGTTAGAGGATTTACCGGATGGACAATTATGAGGATATGATACAGGAGCTGGAGCATCTGCGGGCTTATAAGGCTGCGCAAGAGGGGAAGGCACTTAATCGAGCATTTGCACGCTTGGAACAATTATTGTCAAGTGTGTCTTTTGATCCTGTTATTTCTCTGCGTGCTTTTCGAGTGATTGCAGACTGTTTATTAACTTTAAGAGATGAAATAAATCATGACCAAAGAAGAATTAAGTAAGTTGCGAGAATACGCCACCGTGCATCCTGCATTTGTAGAGGCATGGGAAAATTGCCAAAAAATTACTGATGGTTTGTCAAGAAAAGACCAATCCTTGATGTTTTGGGTGGCTGGGTATTTGTGCGCAAAAAATGATTTAAAAGAATGGGCAAGTGATTAATTGCAAAAAATAAATACAAATACACAGGAGACAAAATGAACACTGTTTTAATTGAGAAATTGTTAAGTATTTTAATTAAAGATGAAGAATCGCCCACCACGTGCGCAACTACTTCGCCATGGAAAACAGGAAATAATTATTTCATTCGTACGGTAACAATGCATTTAGTTGGCGAATTGATTTATGTTGACGATAAAGAGCTTGTTTTAAGAAAAGCAAGCTGGATTGCGGATTCTGGACGATTTCATGACGCTTTAAGAAATGGAGAGTTTTCTGAAGTAGAGCCATTTATTAATGATGTCATTGTAAATCGCAATTCTATTATTGACGCTACTGTTTTTGATCATGAATTACCCGAGAATCAAAAATGATTATATTAAAAGGAAATGAATGGTCTGCATCCAGGCCTAGGGCTACGTCTAGGTCTTGGTCTAGTTCTTGGTTTTGGTCTAGGTCTTGGTCTTGGTCTTGTTCTTGGTCTAGGTCTTGGGGTTCGTGAAAAATAACAAAATACACAGATAGAATTACTGGGGAATGAAGAATGACAGATACATTTAGAAAAAAATACAACTCTAATCCGGAACTAAAAGAGTTTGCGGATGAGATTAAATATTTAGCTGAAGACTTAGAAAGACATATTAATTTAATTAAGTCAGGACGGGAAAGATCATTGGCATTAACTAATTTGGAACAGGCTGTGATGTGGGCTGTAAAGGCAATATATATTACGGCAGATAAAGATGACTGAAACCAAAAAAACAACATGTGACGGCTGCCAAAGATTTTTGCATATAACCGACAATAGTATTGATTATAGATTGAGATTAACTTGCGAACGAATACCACTAACAGAAAGCTGGGTAACGGACATGATGAGATATCCGATTATTAAAGAGGATAAGCATTTTTGTTCTCTGGGTTGCCTTCAAAAATGGAGTATAGATGAATGATTGACTACGAGAAGTTGAAAGAGGCGCATGAGCTTGCTAAGCACGCGAAAATTGATTTAGTAACAACGGTGCGAACTTTTGCGGGGAGTTTTATAGATGATAATACGATTAGATGCGTACCATGTTAAGCAATTATATTTACAAACCGTTTCCTATAAAAGCGCATTAAAGGGATTCCTGGATGATGGCATTTTATATGATGAAGGGAAGGATAAGCTTAAAGAAATTGAATTATTATTGAAAACAATAGAGGAATATAACGAGGTGTATAGATGATCCAAGGAGAATATCATTTACATGAAAATGGCAATTTAATTTACAAGCCCCATGGCGATGTAGATCGTGACAGCCATGCGGTTATTGAGGTATGGCTTGCTTCTTGTATTGGTAGAACGCCTCAATCATTTTGTGAGTGGTTAAAACAAGCTTTCGAGCTTGGCGCAAATAAGGAAAGAATCTTGGAGTTGGGGAATAAGAATAAATTAGATGAGTATATTCCTGAATGGAAAGAGATTGTAGGAGTTTTATAGATGATTAAGCGCATTAAATGCCTGATCGGACTTCACAAATATTACGTTTTAATTCATTTAACTAAGTGCTGCCGCAAATTAGGATGCAGGCATTGCAATAAAGAATTTGCGATGAATGACAATCTTCAAGTTATCGTGCCTTGGGACGATGAATTTGAAGAAATTTATAAGATATTTGGGGTTTTATAGATGAGAGTAGAAGTGACTGTGGAATACGAACCTACGCCAGAAGAATTGGCTATTGAATTTTGCAAATTATATGAAGACGGGCAGGCAAAATTTTTTAATAGAGTTGCTGAAATATTTAATCATCCAAAGCATAGCCTAACAATGCAGCTTGAATATATTTCTCAAAGCAAGCTATTAACCAATGAAGCCACGCATCTAATGGGCAAGATAGGTGAGTATGCGGAGCATAACAGATGAATGATTTCAAGAAAGACGGAAAATATGAAATTTATTTTGAAAAAAGAAATGATGATGCATACGAAGTTTTAGGCTGGTGTCCAGATGACGATTGTTTTGTGTTTGTAGAAACCATGAATCGTGAGGAATTAAAAAATTTTCGTAACATGATCCATAATCTTCTTTTAGATTTGAACTTGGAACTTAATTATGAATGATGATTTAGTAACAATTCCTCGCATGCATTTTAACGACTTAGCATGGGCAGCAGTTCGATATGCTCTTGGTAGAAAAACTTACATGGTCGCTACGGTTTGTGATGTTTTGATAAAAAATGCTGACAAGTTATATAACCAAAATCGTGAAAAAATGACGCATGAAATTCTTAGAGCGATTGAAACAGGCAGCGCGGGCATGCCAGTGGACGTAAAAGACTGGCAGAGAGTTCTGGATGCTTTTGAGAAGATAAACAATGAATAATTTTACGAAAGAAGAGTTAGAAGCCATTAAATATTGGTGCAGGGAAAATCATGATTTGGTCGATAAAATCCAATCCATGATTGATAACTATTGTGAGCATTTAATGGGCATAAATATTGAAAATGGCAAAAAAGAATGCATGAAATGTGGAGGAGTAAAATGATAATCAGTGAAGAAGATAAAGTACGAAAATTATTATTACAGCCCGTTTCAATCGATTGGGAAATGAATATGGCGAATTACATAGCAGGAAAACTTCTAAATAATGAGAAATGCAAGAAAAATTACGCGAGAATATTGGCTCTTGCCGCTCTTAAAATCCATGATGCGCTGAGGTATGAAAATGATAATCAGTGAAAAACATGCCGACGTATGCATCTGTGGCCATCATACCAACCGACACGAAGATACTGATATATGGAAAAGAAGAGATTAAAAAAATAAAACTTCGCTTATATGCGTTATATCAATATGACGGGCTTGTTGATACGGGAAATCTTATTTCAAAAATAAACTCCATGACTGATAATTATGGCGAGTCTCATAAGGTAATAAATGACCAATAATTCATCCATACTCACCTTTAACAAACGCCTCCCCACGATGCCGTGCTATATTTGTGGACAAGACGCTCCTAATGGCATAAAAAGTTTTAATCGTTACAAAAATAAATGGGTTATAAGACATAAGGAATGCAAAAATGACCGAAACAGTAAACCATCCTCAGCACTATAATTCTTCAAACGCCAAGTGCTCGTGTGGGCGCACCATAGAATGTTTATCCGTAGTTCGTTATCTTAATTTTAATTTAGGCAATGTGGTCAAATACATTTGGAGGCATGAGCATAAAGGAGGCATAGAAGACTTAAAGAAAGCCTTGTTTTATCTTCAAGATGAAATAAACAGACTAGACAAACCTAGAAAATCTACTAATTGCGATTATTCCGAGCATTTTGAAATCTGCTATAAAAATCCCAGCGATTAAGATACGATAATGGGCGCAAGTGTTTGCCCACTTAAGCCCATATGCATTCGATACGCCAAGATATACAACCCATGAGGGTGGGACATAGGTTATATGGACAATATTATACCAGTATTACTATAAATTTAAAGCCCGTAGTGGATAGACCACACGGGCTTTTTTGTTTTATCAGGCTAATTAACTCAAGGAGCTATGCAATGAGAAGTATACCATCACCACAGCCAAATGAAATACATTATGTGTATTACGGATGGCAAGAAAACCCTATTTGCATTCAAGTTAGAGTTGAAAAAAATGAGGGAAAAGATTTTTACACCTTAAAACATGACCATGGAGTATGGAAAAGAGGCGCACCAGACGGGGGAAAGCCTATTTATAATCTCTTATCTATAAAAAAAAACCCGGATAAACCTATTTTATTTGTGGAAGGAGAAAAAACTGCTGATGCCGCCATTAAATTATTCCCTGATTTTAATGTAATTACGTGCTTAGGTGGTGCTTCTAGCCTTCATAAAGCCGATTTAAGCGCATTAAAAGATAAGACAGTGTATTTATTCCCTGATAATGATAAAGCCGGATATAAGGGAATGGAAAAGCTTAAAGATGAGCTTGTATGGGTGGCTAAAGTTGTTTATTTGATAGATATAAAATCCCTTGGGGTAAAAGAAAAATGGGATTTGGCGGATTTTAATGAAGATAATGACGAGGTGGATTTCGATGCTATAAAGGAGCTTTTTAATATAAAACCATCTGATGAATTATTTTCCATTGACCGATACCCTCACCTTTCTGATTCTTCTCGCCCAAAACCTCTTGATACCTGTGAAAACCTGCGCGCTCTTTTGGCTCATTATAAAATCACGGTTCGATGGAACATGTTAAAACATATACGTGAAACGACCATTCCACATATTAATTTTTATGAGGAAGAAGCTGACAATGCGTCCTTAAACTATATTATCGACTTGGCCGTATTGAACGGCTTGCCTCATAAGCGATTAGATAAACACCTAGACCAAATAGCTTGGGAAAATACTTATCATCCGGTGCGAGACTGGATATTAAGCAAGCCACTTGCCGATGCTTCGGTTTTTTCTAAATTCCTCTCCACCATACAAACTACCGATAATGATTTGGCATATATTCTAATTAAACGCTGGATGATTTCAGCTATTGCCCTTCTTTTCACCGAAAAGGGGTTTTCCGCACAGGGAGTGCTCGTTATTCAAGGAGAACCGCACACCCACAAATCAAGCTTTGTAATGTCTTTGGTTCCTGAGCCATTGAAAGCGGTCAAAGGAGGTCTATCTCTTGACCCTTCCCGCAAAGATGACATTTTAACTGCTTCAGAATATTGGATATGCGAATTAGGTGAATTAGATGCCACGTTTAGAAAAGCCGATATTGCTCGTTTAAAATCTCATATTACTAATGACATAGACGATGTTCGACGACCTTATGCCATCCGTAATAGTCGTTTAATTCGGCGCACAGCGTATGCGGCCACTGTTAATGAATCCCATTTTTTAGTGGATTCTACTGGTAACCGTCGATGGTGGACGATTAGTCTTACTGAGCCTATTGACACGCGGCA